GAACAGAATCATTTATTATTCTTCATCGGCTGCTTATCCTGTTTATTTACAGACAGGTGAAATGCCAATTATGTTGGAAGAAAAAGACATTGATTTGAGCCAAATCCGCACCCCCGATTTCAGCTACGGTTGGGCAAAACTATCGGGTGAGATGTTGGCAATGTACGCAAGGCGCGAAGGGTTAAAGGTCACCATCTTGCGCCCGTTTAGTGGGTATGGTCAAGACCAAGATTTAGATTACCCTTTTCCGTCATTTGTTAGCCGTTGTTGGAACCAAGAAAAAGAGTTTAAGATTTGGGGCAGCGGCAAACAGGTTCGAGATTTCATTCATATTGACGATGTGGTTGAGGGCAGTTTAGTAGCTGCGCAAAATGATGTTGAAGTTATGAACCTTTGCTCAGGCGTTCCCGTCAGTTTTATTGAACTTGCCGAAATGATGATGGAAATTAGCGGGCATCGGGTGCCGATTGTTACCGATGAAACCAAACCTGTTGGTGTAATGTTCCGAGTTGGCGAGCCAACTAATATGCTCAAAGTGTTTACGCCAAAGATTTCGCTTGAAGAAGGAATTGCTCGAAGTTTTCAGATTTAGTGCGTTCACCGCACCCCCAAGAAAGAACCCCCAACAGCCGTTCCTGTTGGGGGTTCTTTCGCCTTTTAACTAGGCGTAATCTTTCAAATAAGCAACAATCACTTCGCTTATGTTCTTGCCTTCGCTTTCAGCTTTCTCTTTGGCTTTGCGCCATAGTTCTTCATTGATTCGAATTGAGCGTTGCGGGGTAACCATTACAGACCACCCACGCACTTGAGGGCATCGCCCCAACAGTAACCTTCAGATGTCCACCAAAGGTTCTTTGCGATCTCAATTACTAACCAAACGCCAACGATGATGAAGGCGGTTCTAACTAGTCGCCATTTGCGGGTCATTCTCATTTTACTGCTCCCATTTCTTTTAGCATATTTCGCATCTCAACTAAATTGATAATTGATTGACAAAGTGCCAAATCTATTGTTTCAAAGGTGGCATTTTGTAGGTCAAATGCCTGCTCAAGAGTTTGATTTATTTCGGCAACGCCTGTTGTTAGGTCAAGGTAAAGCGATTTCATTGCGCTCATTTGGCAATGCCCCATTCCTTTTGCAGTTCTTTGTATTCAAATTCAGTAACAACGCCTTTGTATTCGTTACAATTGAAACAAACTTTCTCATTGCCAACCTTGTTATCGCAAAATACGCAGTAATAGGTTTCAGCATCTTCAATCCAACCAATAGGGAAACAACAATAAGTGCCATCATCCATTTTGACAGTCACTTTCATACAAAATTGAATTGCGCGTGAAGCATCCTTTGCGCTTTCAATCGTGCCAAATTCAACGCCTGAGATGTGTGAAACTTTGACTCGCATATTGTCGCGGATATTCATTATGCACCTATTTTCGGAAAGTAATTATCTGATTGTTCTTGATATGGGTTTGGCGCGTAAGATTGAAACTTTTTTAATTCCATTACGCAGTTAAAACAAATGTATTTGCTATTAAGTAGGGTCAATCCTAAATAACTATTTTTATCGCAAGTCACGCACTTCATTATGCAACCTTTCCATCTTGTGCATTGCACAAATTATCTAAAAACAAACCAAAAGCAAGTTTGCTTTCAAAACTAATGCGCACTTCATTACCATCAACATCTTTTAGATTAAGGCGCACTTCACCAAAAAATTGATTTACTGTTACATTAGAATAATTATCTAATTTGAAAGTAACTACATTAGTGTTATCGGGAAATTGTGTGATGTTCATTGACATTTGAATCCTTCTTTCTTTGGGGCCGTTCCCCATAAGAGAAACTTAGCACCTGTCTTGACATAGTGTCAAGACACGCCAAGGCAATTTAAGAATTATTTTTGCCTTATTTCCGCCTGCCCACGCCTGTTACCCACCCCACAGATACCCCTCAAACGGGTAGAATTGACCCTATGACCACGATTGCAGGCTACCAAGGCAAAGGCTTTGCCATCCTTGGAGCTGACAGCCAAATCACCGATGGTGACAAACGCATCATTTCCCCTTCAACCCCCAAAATCGTCAAGGTGGGCAAGTATCTATTAGGGGTCTGCGGAGATTGCCGCCCCGGTGATGTGCTTATGTATAATTGGAAACCGCCTGCCTACGATGGCACCGACCCTGTTGGCTTTATGGGTCGGAAGGTTATTCCGAGCATTATCAAGGCGTTCAAAGACAATGGCTATGATTACCAAAAAGAAGGCGCGAGCTTTGCCTATTTGCTCGCCTTCAATGGCAACATCTTTGAAATCGGCAACGATCTTGGCATTTCGCAATCAATTGATTTCACCTACGGCATTGGGTCAGGTAGCGCGTACGCCCTTGGCTACCTAACTTCAATGGCTGATGTTTACGGTGAGGCGGTAGGGGAAACAATGAACATTGACACCGCCACCAACGCCATCAAATCTGCCCTTGAACTCTCAGCTAAGTTTGATGTGAACACCTGCGCACCATTTCAGGTTGAGATTCAATTTAGCCGTTAGCGTGTCGCGGATGCGGTTTTGGTGTAGCGTGTGTCACCCTTGACCTTGAACGGAAAGGAAAACGCCAAATGTTTTGGTTAGCTCTTATTGTAATTGTTATCAGCGTAATTTCAGTTGTCGGGATTTTTTCTGACAATGAAGGCGAGATTTAATGTCAAAAGCCAAAGCAAAAGGAACCTCAGCGGAAACTGCCGTTGTCAAATTCTTAATTGATAACGGTTTTCCCTACGCCGAAAGAAGGGCGCTCAATGGCGCACTTGATCTTGGCGATATAACAGGAACCCCTGCATTGGCTTGGGAAGTTAAGAATCACAAAACCTATAAGATTCCTGCTTGGTTAAAAGAAACCGAACAGGAAACCAAGAACGCTAAAGCAGACTTTGGCGTTTTGGTTGTAAAACCCAACGGCGTTGGTGTCACCAACACCGCGAATTGGTGGGCGATTATGTCGCTAGAACAAATCACCAATTTACTGCGAGAAGCGGGCTACGGAACAAGGAGATGAACTTTGACATATTCAGCGATTCCCCAAAATTCAGAGAAGCCCAATGTGCAAAAGTTGAGGATAAAGATTATTTCTTTCCAGATACGAAGCACGATGAGGCAGAACGCCTGCCCCGACTCAAGCAAATCTGCGGGAGTTGTATTCACAGAGAGGAATGTTTGGAGTACGCACTTGACAAGCGAATTGTTTATGGATTTTGGGGTGGATACACCGCCGACCAACGGCGAAGTATCAACCGCAGAGGCCGTAGAACTGTAATATCTAAGAAAGCAATTATGATTCATCAGATGTTATGGGAAAACAAAAGCGCCAACGAAATTGCCATCACGCTTGAGTGTTCGAGCCAATATGTTTACAAGGTTTCGGCACAACTTGCGAAGGCAGCTAGAGAAGGAGCAATCCAATCAAACCAAACACAAAAAGAGTCATTAACCGAATCATCCTTATTGTGGTGGTTAGCGCAATGACTTCACTTTTAACACAAGGAATAAATCCAACACCTGCCAACCCTGCGTTGGTAATCTACAAAGAACGACCATTGTTGATGCAGGTTGATCATAAGGAACTCGCTCGCGAGCTACTTACTAAAAAAGATTTCAAGTGTTTTTCATCCCTTATGGGTAAGGAATCCGCTTGGAAGAACAAAAAGAATCCGACAAGTTCAGCCGAAGGCGTTGGACAATTGCTAGATTCAACTTATAGAAATCTTGGGATGAAGCGAAGTAAATCTGAACTTGCCCAAACCGTTGCTGCCCTTGCTTACATCGGCAGAAAATATGGTTCAGGTGGCCCCTGCGCTGCCTGGGCAAAATGGAAAAAAGACAAATGGTACTGAAAAACTTTGGGGGTTAAAGTGACCGTTGAGATAGAAAAAGGCATCGTTGATTTTGATGCTGATGCAAATGCGTGGTTTGAGCAATACAAAGCCGCGTTGATCAAGATTAAGGAATGGCAAGAGGTTGCAGACATTGCCCGTTCACACTTGGAAGCCGCCCTTGGCGATGCCCAAGTTGGAATGTTTGGCAACCGCCCTGTCATCAGATGGTCGGTTGTTGAGTCAAAGCGATTTGATACTAAGCGGGCGCGAGAAATCCTGCCTGCTCAAGTGATTGATTTGCTTGAAGTTGTTTCAACTACCCGCCGATTCACCGTTGTAAGAGATGATGAATAGCAGATGACCTTCACACCTTTGAACACTCCAAGTAAAGCGCTTGCAATTGAATTGGGCGAGATTATTACCCAAGCGGGTATTTTCTCGCCCCGTTCGCAGCAGGTTTACATTGGCCCTAGTGAAGTGGGGCAAGAATGTACCCGCAAGTTAGCCTATAAATTACTTGATTGGGAAAAGGTGAATGAATCAAGTGGGGGCAATTGGGCAGCTCAAGTTGGAACTGCTATTCACTCACACTTGGAAGGCATCTTCGCAAAGTTTCCTGATCGTTTTGAGGTCGAGAGCAAGGTTAAGATTCGTGCCAATCTTGCCGGGACAGTTGATCTCTACGATAAGGAAAACGGGATTGTCATTGATTGGAAAACAACCTCACCCGCTAATGTGAAGGAGAAGCGCAGTAGCGGTGCGAGCCAACAACAGATAATCCAAGTTCAGTTGTACGCCTATGGCAAGGCGCAAGAGGGTCACGATGTTAAGCAAGTTGGGCTTGCCTTTCTCCCAACGGGCGGTCAAATATCGGATATGTATTTGGAACTTCACCCTTACGATGAGCAAATTGCCATAGGCGCACTCCAACGCTTAGATAATGTTTATGAGCTTTTATCAACAGTTGATGTTGAGAAATCACCTACGATGTGGGCAGTTATTCCTTCCGCACCATCGCGGAATTGTAATTATTGCCCCTATTTCAGACCATTCAGCACCGATTTATCGGTTGCCTGCAATGGAGATACGGAGCCAAAATGACTTATGAAGAATTAGTGGATGATTTTAGACTTTGGGCTTGTAATCTTCACGAACAAGCACTTGCAACAGTTATAGCCATTCATAGCCCTGAAGAAATAACTTTACCCGATGGTTCTTTCGGCAAGAATTGTTATGAATGTGAAGGTTTGGAATATCCCTGCCTAACAATGAAAATGATTCATTTGGATTTGACCGCCTAATGTGCTGCACCGATGGTTGCGCCTGCGGGATTCCCGCAAAAACAATCAATGACATCGCAAAAGAACTGGCTGAACTTCAGCCACCAATAGAGTTGGAAAACCAACAAAACCAAAGTAACACCCAAACAGAAACGGGGGATGTCAAATGACATTCAGCGCACCAAGTAGTTCCACCGAAAGTGTCAAAGTTGCTGACCTTGCCGGTGCTTTGTTAATCATCGAACCAATCGAATACAAGGTTGGAATCCAAACAGTTCACGGCGAAACCGATGCAATTGAAGTCAATCTTGTTGATCTTGACAATAACAAAACCTATAACAATGTTTTGTTCTTCAATGTCGCACTAAAGAACGCACTCAAGGCAAAGGTTGGGCAAAAAGTTCTGGCACGGATAGGCCAAGGAACTGCAAAGCCGGGAAAATCCGCACCCTGGATACTTAACGATGCAACAGGCGATGTTGCAGCAGTAGCTAAGGCAAATGCTTTTATTGGCGGGGCATCTGCCCCTGCCCCTGCGGTGGTTGATTCACCGGCGGGGATTACACCTGAAGTTGCTGCACTTTTGGCACAATTAGGCGCACAAAAGCAATAAACTAAATCTCCCCGTTTTAATGTCGTTGGCGGGGAACGAAATGGCAGGTTTGCGTTGGCGGGGGGAAGCGCCATAGTTGGTTCAATTCCAACCATTTCACGGCTACAAAACAAAGGGGGAGTTGTGCCAATCATTGATTACAAATGCCCGAAGTGCGAAGTGGTAATGCCAATCTTTCGCAAGGTTGATGAAGCTGAGATTGAATATAAATGCAGCAATTGCGAGATAGCGATGGAACGGGTTTGGGCGGCACCTGCCGTTCATTTTAAGGGAACGGGTTGGGGGAAAGACTAATGGTAAAAGAAATCAAAATTAAAGATGGCTTGTTTATGTCATTTGGAACGCGCAAGGGTTTCGGTTTGGGAATTGTAATTGATAAATGGACACTATCAATTGACCTTGGCATCTTTTGGTTGGCGTTGGAATGGTGAAGCTCCTAGATTTATTTTGCAAAGCGGGGGGGGCAGCAATGGGTTATCACAGAGCCGGCTTTGAGGTCACGGGTGTTGATATTAAAAACCAAAAGCGTTTTCCGTTTGAGTTTATTCAAGCAGATGCAATTGAAGTTTTGAATGACTTAGATTTCATTTCTCAATTTGATGTGATTACAGCATCCCCACCCTGTCAAACTCATTCTGCCACTAGGCATTTAAGAGATGCGCAAGGTGGAACTACAAAAAAGATTGATTTGATTCCTGAAACAAGAGCAGGTTTAATCGCATCAGGCAAAACTTATGTGATTGAAAATGTTGTTGGCGCTCCACTTATCAATCCAATTACTTTGTGCGGTTCATCTTTCAACTTAAAGGTTCGCCGACACAGAATGTTTGAATCTAATGTGCAATTGATGGGATTGCCTTGCGACCATAAATCTCAAGGCCGCCCCGTTGGTGTTTATGGTGCGATGAATGATAATCCGCAAGGGATGGATAGAAAGACGGGGAAATATGTTTTTGGTGGAAAGACAGCCGAAACTATTGAACAAGCCCGTGAAGCAATGGCAATTGATTGGATGATTTGGGGGGAATTAGTTGAAGCGATACCGCCTGCCTACACGGAATTTATCGGAAATCAACTATGCTGACTCTATGCGGTGATGGTGTAATGGAAACACGGCAGGTATTCCAACCTGCAATTGGCGGTTCAATTCCGACCTCATCGCTCCAACAAATAGAACCAATTTCTTATAATCAGGCTTATGAATTGGTGAACGCTTTTCATTACTTAGGCAGCAAAAGATTTATTGGGCAATATGCCTTCGGGATAATTGAGGATTTGCAGGTGGTGGGTGCGGTGGTTTATTCGCCGCTTTCAGTTCCTAATTCAGCAACTTCAGCTTTTGGTTTACCAAGAGGCAACTATCCTGAGTTTCTTGAGATGTCTAGGTTAGTTCTTGAACCAAGGTTGAACGGAACGAACGCGGGTTCAAGGTTGATAGGTCAGAGTTTGCGAATGTTAAAGAAACGGGGAATCAAAGCGGTGATCAGTTATGCGGATTCAAGCAGGCACATTGGAGCAGTTTATCAAGCAGCAAATTTTGGCTATTACGGATTGACACCTCAGAAAAATGATTTCTTTTTTGCCGATGGCACAAAACTATCAAGAGGCAAGTCAAAAGGATTTGAAGGCAAGTGGGTACCGCGTAGCCGAAAGCACCGCTATTTGTATTTGTTAGATAAAACAGTTCAGGTTGCTTGGCCTCAAGAGGCGTTTCCAAAAGAGGTTAAACAATGAATAACGCAACCTTAACCACCGCACTTCGCTTCTTAGCTGAAGGAATCAGCGTTGTTCCTGTTGCAAATGACGGAAGCAAGCGCCCTGCTCTATCTTGGCAGAAATACCAAGAGCAACTGCCAACTGCCGATGAATTATTGCTTTGGTTTAAGCACGATGTTGATGGCATTGGCGTAATCACGGGCAAAGTATCGGGCAACCTTGAAATGCTAGAGCTTGAAGGTCGAGCAGTGTCGCAAAAGATGCACCTTGATATTGCTGAGATTGCCAATAACTCAGGGTTAGGCGAACTTTGGCAGCGCCTAAATGCAGGTTATGTTGAGATAACCCCATCAGGCGGGTTGCATTGGTTGTACCGAGTAATTGACGGCGAGATACCTGGCAACACCAAGTTAGCGCGAAAGCCAGGCGAAAACGGCGGCGTGGATGTGTTTGCCGAAACGCGAAGCGAAGGCGGGTTCACAATCACCGCGCCATCGGGCGGTTCAACTCACCCTAACGGTGGCAATTGGACACTAATTGGCGGTTCAATTGAGTCAATCCCAAAGATTACAATGCACGAAAGATCAGCACTCCACCAAATCTTTGCGATGTTTGACGAAATGCCAAAGGCGCAGGTTATTCAAGCAGATGTGGTTGCCAAGCACGATGGCACCCTAAGCCCCGGCGACGATTACAATGCCCGCACCACTTGGGATGAAATCTTGCTACAGCTTGGTTGGTCAAAGGTTTATCAAAAAGGTGAGGCAACAGTTTGGCGCAGACCGAACAAGAACGAAGGCATATCAGCTACAACGAACTTTAATGGCAACGATAAGTTATTTGTATTCTCAACCTCAACCATCTTTGAAGCTGAAAGTTCCTATTCAAAGTTTGCCGCCTACGCCCACCTAAACACCAATGGGGATTTCAAACAGGCTGCTCAACAATTAAGAAATCTTGGCTACGGGGCAACAGAACTCAAAGAGCTGCAACCTGCCAATAATTTACTAGCGCAAAATGTCATTGAAGCCCCTTCACAGGTCACCACCGCCGACCTAAGCGATGATGAATCAAGTTGGAAGCCAATCCCCCTAAAGGATTACTTTGATGGCTTATTTCAGATGCCAACAGCCACAATCCTGAAGCGAAGTGACGGCGCAGGGTTGATTTATCCTGGCAAAGTTCACTCATTTTATGGTGAATCCGAGTCGGGAAAGTCTTGGATTGCACAAATTGCCACCGCCGAACTGTTAAAGATTGATAAGAAAGTCATCTATATTGACTTTGAATCTGACCCAATTGACATTGTAAACCGCCTCAAAACCTTAGGCGTGAGTCGCGCCAACCTCTTGCAATACTTTTCATATATCAGACCTGACGGCCCAAGAGATGTAACTGACCCATATTGGAAAGATATTCTTGAACCAAACAGGTCGGATTTAGTGATCATTGATGGCGTAACCGAAGCTCTTACAATGTGGGGTGGGCAGACTAAAGACAATGACGAAATCACCCGTTGGATGCGAGTATTTCCAAGAACGGTGTCAAAAGCCTCAGGCGCAGCCGTTGTGCTGATTGACCACATTACAAAGAACGCAGAAACACGCGGGCGGTTTGCCATCGGCGGGCAGAGTAAGTTGGCAACGATTGATGGAGCTGCCTACCTATGCGAGCCAATCGAATTGTTAGCCCCCGGTAAGATCGGCAGCATTGCCCTGCGGGTTACTAAAGACCGAATTGGCGATGTGCGCAGCAAGGCAGGGCCACAAAAGGGCAAAGATCGTATGCAGGATGCGGCTATCTTCACCATTGACTCAACTCGCCCGCAAATGGAATATGTGATTGGCGTTCCACTTCGGGAAGATGAGGCAGAGGCCAACAAGGAATTTAAGAAACTCAAAGAGGTAGCTGAGTTCATTCACAATCACCCCGGTTCAACCCGCCGAATGGTTCAGGATGGGGTTGCGGGTTCCAAAGAGGCAATTGGCAACATCATTGGCGATTTGGTGGCAGGTGGATGGATAGAAAACAGGGGCAATGACAGGTCATTTGTTCTCTATCTTTCAGAGATCGGCAAAGATCATTTCAGCTTTGTTGATGCCAAAATCTCTTACTTGGGGGCAAACTAGGTGTTCCGTTCCGTTCCTTTTGTGTTCCTTTTCAAAAAGGGAACACGGGCAGAATTGAGCGTGATCGGTGTTCGTTCCGTTCCGTATCTATATAGATACGGAAAGAGGAACACCATCATTATCGGGTTGGGAACGACTAAATGAGTCAATATCTATTTTCTGCCATTGATTGCCGAAATTGCGGCAATCTAATTTGGGCAGGATACAGCTCAACCGCAGTTCCAACCAAACTTGACCCAACCCCACTCAACTTGTTGGCAGAGATTACAGCCAAGGTCAGCGGGCTGCGAACCTACCAAATTCACCGACTAGGGCGAACCTTTGAGGCAACGCCAAGGGTCGGGGCCTT